CATCGTGCGCTATTCCGTCTTTGTCTGTATAGTAATTTTTTATCGTACCATACAATGCGCCGGCTGTAAGGTCATGCATCTTCGATAAGTCGGCTCCGCCGTACCAGTCAATATCAAGCGCTGCCAGCTCTTGAATTGTCCAGCTGTATTGGCGGTCCGATGCCCTGAATTCGTCAATGTCAAAGTATGCTTTCATGGCTGCCGTGTAGACGTTCAGGCTTTTGGCCAGAAAGTCTTTTCGCAGCTGCGGATCGTTTTGAGCCTGGATGGCGTCCGCCATTATATCCGCCGGCCGGATGCTAACGCCATATGCTGGGTTCGCCATCTCGTGAACATTTGGATTAAGGAAGTCGACGTCTCCGTTTTTAGCTTCGGGCGCTTTTGCTATAAAAACAAAATATGTTTCGTCGACGATGGTGCCATCAAGAATTTTTTTGCAGTAAACCAGTTTTCGATAGCAGAAGCTGTTCATGTTGTCGCCGGCCGTCGTTATGCCGATCATAAGCCGGTTGCTATACGCCTTCATTGCGTCTTTGATAAGCGTGTATTGCTTTGGCTTCGTATAAGCGTGTATTTCGTCTGCGATTCCTATATTGCAGTTAAAAGAGTCTTGCGCGTCTGGATTGGCTGCCAATGCCTGAATAAATAAGGATCCTTGCTTAAACTTGCTTTGCAGACTGTGTTCCTGGTTGTTATCGATAATTCGCCAGTTTTTGGATTCTCCCATTTCTTTGATGTTGAAATGGATAAAGTCAAAACTTTCGAGCGATTGCTTCAGTGCGGCAGCAGTTATGTATACCTTACTTCCGCTCATTCTCTCTAAAAGACCGATGGCCCAGGCAAGGGCCGCGATGAATGTTGTCTTTATGTTTTTTCTTGGAATAAAAATAAAGACTTCTTTAAAGCGTCGAAGTCTCGTTCCCTTATGGAAAAATCCTAAAATATTATAAATTTGAAATTTATGAAATGGTTCGAGCAGGAACGGCCGGCCAAGCAGAGGGCGTCCTTGCATATCCTCGCCTTGCCTGTGGACAAAGGTGCTTTCGATTATATTTATTACAAATTCGGCATCTTTTACTCGAAAGTCATAGGCTGGATTCTTCAGGTCATTTAAAAATCGATTAACGCCCTGTATGATTTCTGGGCATGCGATCTTACGTCCTTCAACGATACTCTGAGCGTAATCCATCACCTCTTTGTAATTTGAGGTCAAATAATTACTCTGGATCTGCGCTGGCATTTTTGGCCGCCTTGTTTAGGAATGCTTCGAGCTTGGATTCTTTTTGCTGGGTCGGCCCATCTGAATTGATGCGTTTAAGGCCTGCCGGCGTGAGTCCTAACTCTTTCGAATAATTGATGATGTCATCGCGCAGTTTTTCAATTGCGAGGTAGATTGGATTTTTGACCACATTTTTGCTGCCGTTTTTATTTGTGTGGATCACGACAATATTACTGCCGCTGGTCTTAAATGTTTCGGTGGTTATGTCATAATCGGCCATGACTCTGGCCAGAACATTAATTGGATATAAAAAACTTTCATTGTACGTGCCGACAGTTGTCATCTGCTTTATGATCGCTTTTTTGTATTTAGCTTCGAGTGCTTTAGGATCTTTCGGCTTTGATTCGGCCATACGCTTCCCCTTTCTTTGCATAAAACAAAATGATCGGCGAAGTATTTTGGCTTACCTTCCGATATTTTGTTTTATGCAGCGTGTAGATGTTCTCTGCGTTTTATAAGCTCTGCCTTCTGTCCAGTGAATTTTTCCCATCTGTTGATGATCACATCAATATATTTAGGATCCCATTCCATCATGTAGCAGATTCTATCTGTCTGCTCCGCTGCCATCAATGTCGTTCCGCTTCCGCCGAAAAGGTCAGCGACAATCTCACCTTTGCGGAATGAATTTTGCATTAACCGAGCTATTAACTTTACCGGCTTCATCGTTGGATGGACGTCATTTATGATAGGCTTGTCTTCGTGGATAATCGTCGTCGGCATTTTATCGTCCAACAATTTACGAAGCAAATCTTTCAGCTCATCTTTTTTGAGATTATTGATTTCGATCTTGTCTTCGATCACAGTCTCTTGACATCGGTCATTTATGAAATAATGCGCCGCTCCTTCTTTCCATCCGTAAAGGATTGGCTCGTGCTTCCATTGGTAATCTTGCATCCCCAAAATAAGCGCATTTTTTACCCAGATTAAACATTGACGCACTTGGCATCCTGGGACGGCCTGCAGTGCGCTTCTGAATATCAATGAATTAATATCCGCATGGAATATGTAATAAGCTCCACCCGGTTTCATAAATGAAATAATATTCGTATAAAAATCAAAAAGAAAATAATAAAACGATTCGTTGTCCATATTATCGTTTTTGATTTTATCAAGATTTCCATGGCTGTAATTGTAATCGTCAAAAATTTTCTTTTTGCTACCGTAGTTAACATTGTAAGGCGGGTCGGTTATTGTGCCGTCCGCAATTTTTCCGTCCATAAGCTCCGCGACATCTTCTCTTACGGTGGCGTCACCGCACATCAATCGATGTTGGCCAAGTAAATAAATATCGCCGAGCTGGGCTTGTGGTTCTTCCGGTAGGTTTATTTCGTAGTCGTCTTCTTTTGCATCTCCGGCGCCGGTTGCTTTATTGATCTCGTCTTCTGAAAATCCGGTGAACATATCGCCAAGGCCAGATAATTCTAAAGCCAATAGCTCTTCATCCCATGTGGCGTACTCGGCAGTTTTGTTATCGGCGATCCTGAACGCTTTGACTTGCCTATCGGTGAGGTCCTCGGCTCTTATGATCGGCACTTCTTTAATGCCGAGTAATGTTGCAGCCAGAAGCCGCGTATGCCCTGCAATGATTGTCATTCGCTTGTCGACAATAATCGGATTTTTGAAACCGAATTCTTTTATGCTTCGTGCAACGACTTCTACCGCATCCTTGTTGTGCCGCGGATTATTTTCGTAAGGTATCAATTTATCGATGTTTATCATTTCGATTTGCATCTTTGACTGTTTCCCCTCTTTTTAAAAATTACGCTCTATTGGAAAGAGTTCCCGTCCGCCAGTCCCCTTGGGTTATATAAATTCTTGAGAATGGGGGGGGTTATGTTTTTTTATTAATTAATTTATCAGCGACTCTGCTCACCCATTCCATTCCTAATGCAGTAATCTCTCCTGTCGCCCTGTGGTGCATCAGCTCGTGGCACTTCCAGCATAAGCTTATGAGATTGTCGTCCGTATATACGAGCGTTGGGTGTGTCTCTGAAGGGTTGATATGATGAACCATTGTTGCCGGTGTCGTCTTGCCATATCTCTTGCATTGTCTGCACTTGTATCCATCACGCCTGAGTATGTTTTCTCTCTTGTGTTCCCATCGCTTGTCCTTGTAGTTCATTGCTCTCCAATAAGCAAAGCTCCAAAGGATTTGCGTCCTCTGGAGCTTTGGGATATTATTTCACGGTATCATTATAGCACGGTTCGATTACCCCCGATGTATCCTCTTTAATTAAATATTTTGTCACCGATCTTTGCCTTGTGCCCTCTGCTTGTCTTTGATGACATGATCGTGATCGTGTTTAAAAATTTAAATGTTTTGATCGCGGGAGACATAAGCTTACGCCACTGTTCTGCGTTTCGGTTGATCTTCTCGACCGCTTCATCTATGGTCATTTCTTCCGTGACGCCGACCTTAAGCGCGTCTATGAATGATTCGATAACTTGTGCGACGATGTCGTTTGCTTTTGGGTTGAGCTGCTTATTAAGCTCTGCGGAGATCTTCTCGAATATATTTTTCATTTCTTCTTCCTTCTCTTTCGCTTATTTGGCTTTGGTTTGATTCCCTTCTTGCTGCTGTGTCCATCATAAATACCAGCTGCCATCAATTCTTTTGGCCTGATCGGTCCGACGTTGCCGTATAGGTGTCTATTGTATTGATCTCTCAGCGGCTCGAATAGTGGCTCTGAATTCATCATGATACCAAATGCCGACGGCCTTCCAGTCCCCTCGGTCGTCATCCTCTCAATCATAGCGAGCGAATGAAGCAATTGATCTATTGTTACGGGCGACTTGCTTTTTTTGCTTGCTGCGGCCGCATAGGCATCCATATCTTCCGTGATATGATCTTTGATCGCGCTCGGGATCAAATCGAAAAATTCTTTATTCATTGGCAGATTCTTTCTCTATGTATTCGGAGATTATCTTTTCCGCATCACGAATTCCTTCTCTGTAAGCACTCATAAATGGGCTATAAAAATCAACTTTCGGATTTTTTTTATGTGTTAATTTTTCTAAATCCTGTTTGATTAATTGAAGTATTCTGATTTTATCCATTTCTTTGCAATAAATAATTGAAGACTTTTTACCTTCCATCGTTTCTTTTAATTTGGCTTTCAGCTCTTCCGTGAAAATTCCGCCAATAGGGAAAGCAATTTCCGGCATTAAATGTTTATCGACCTTCGGTGTGCAGAGATAATCTGCCGGGAGCGGTTGCAAGTCGTAATATTCGCGGATATTGCTTAAGTATTCATTGCGGGATATGTACCCTTTTTGGAACATATTTTCTATGACTACATCAAAAGCCTTGTAGTTTGATTCGGTACGGTTATTTGTTTCGTTTTCTTTCTCATTCATGATCGCAGAAACCTTTCATCTAATTTTATTAAAAATAATCGTTTCATTTGGCTGAACGTCGCGCGGCCGCATGGGATGCTGGCTTCTGCCGCCAGTTCTTCGTATGTCTTTCCATAGCACATAGCCTGAATAACATATTTGGCCATATCGAGCGCGGCTTCCTCTGCGCTGCGCTCGATGGCTATTATTCGTTCAATGCCAACTGTGGCCCGCAGAGCCTTTTTAGCTGTCGGGTCCGAGATCTGCATAGATCGGGGCATGGGATTGATCGGTGCCGCTTCCAAATCATAAAAGGCTTCAGACAAATAATCGCAATGCGTCTTAAGACTCGGGTATTGTTTGCAAATAGCTCTGAGCTCGTCCTGCCGGGCATCGTCTATTCCGTAGTCAATCAATTTGTATCGGTATTTACGTGGCATCGCTTTTGTCTCCCTAAGCGGTTATTCTTTCGCCCATTCGATCTTTTGATAAGCGATATATAGGTTTTTTTCTTGCGCATATTTACGTTCTCTTTGCGCGCCTGGGCTCTGTTCCCATCCGTCCAACATGTAGACGGCTTCGGCCTGGTCGATCATAGAAAAGCAAATTTTCATTAGTTTTTCGTATTGCAATTTCGATGGCAATACTGCAGGGCTGATTACTGTGTGTCCTCTTGCTTCGAGGTAACGCATCGCTTCGATGAATTTAAAAGCGTACTCCGGGTCGCCTGTGATCGGGCCGGCTATGTAGACGATCATTCTTCCTTCCCTCGATTCCTCATCAAAGATTCCATAGCAGCGATAGCTGTTGCCGCTACCTGTGAAAGTTCGGCCATCATGTTATCGTAGCCACCCTTTTCTCCTGGATCGCCAATGTAAGTTTGATTTATTGCCTGTTCAAATTCGCCTTTTTCCTCGCCGATAAGCGAATTCCATGCGAGAGGATGATGATTCTGTTCACCCCACTTCGCGTCTTGCCGGTTCCGTTCGTCGTCAACAAGCAGGAAGGCCTTAGCTCGGGTGTCTGTGCTCAAAATAGGCGCCTGCCGCTTCTTGAAAAATTTCGAGATCCAATTGAGAAATTCTGCAGTAACAAGAATAATCACATAAAGACTGCCGAGGATGATCGCCAAGGTACCAATAAATAAGGTTATTTTAAACATTTGACTGTTCCTTTCTTTTGTTTAGTGCGGATTCTAAAACTGCCCTGAGAATTAGATCAATTTTTTTGCGATCTCGTAGATCACATTCACGGTCACGCTGTTCCCAGCTTGCTTATAAAGTTGGCTATCCGACATGCGTTCTATCCGCTCGTCTTCAGTAAATTGTCGTTTAGGCTTCTTGTTTGTATGCTTATATTTTGA